AATTTCGTTCCAATCGGTGGCGAGCGCCAGGCGGTCAACCAGGATGCGGTGGTTAAGCTCATTGGCTGGGCGGGCAACATGACCTCCAGCGGTCCGCAATTCTGCGGCGTTTTGATCGCTTAAGGAGCAAATTATGGCCTATGTTTTCACTGAAAACCACGTCGGGCTTCTGCAAATTGAGAATACCGATGCCGGCGTGACTATGCCGAACGGAACGAGTGCAATCCCGACGCCGCCTGCCATGCTGGGGCAGGTTGTCCGCGCCGCTGATCCCACCTATGGCGCGGGCGAGTTCATCATGCTGGTTGGCGTTGCCAGCACGGTAATTGGGTCGCTGGTGACGTATAACGTCACAACCTATCAGACCGCACTCAGCCCCAACATTGCGAACCTGGGGCAACCTGTTGCGGTGGCGATGTCGGCCAACGCAGCTGGTTCGTTCGGCTGGTATCAAATCGGCGGGGTGGCTGTCATCGCTAAGACGGCGGTGCAGACGCTCGCGCAGGTTGCGGTTTATCAGTCGGCCACTGCGGGCAGCATCATGCCGACCGCTGCTACCGGACGGCAGATTCTCGGCGCGCGATCTGCCAACCCCGCCACGGTCACCACCACGGCCGCGACGCTGGTTGTCTCGATCAATCGTCCGCATCTGCAAGGCCAGATCACCTAGTGATCTTGCCGAGCAACCTCGACAAAACGCTCCCGGTTGCTTGCAACACGGCGGCAACGGACGTGCTGGCGAATGTGGAGTTCGCCAGCACGCTCCTTTACCCGTGGTTGCGGCACCAAGCCGAAACCGGCAACCCTGCGCTATTGATCGGCGGCGGGCCATCGGTGAGCATGTTTCTGGAAACCATCCGGGCCGAACAAAAAGCCGGTGCGGCAATGTTTGCGATGAACGGCACCAGGGCCATGCTAGAGCGCGCGGGCATCGTGCCTGACTACTTCGTGCTGGTGGACGCGCAACCAGGCGCTGCGGGGTTTGTGGGGCCAGCGGATACCTATCTGATCGCATCGACGTGCAACCGCGCGGTGTTTGACAAATTCGGCGCTGCGGACAACGTGGTTGTCTGGCATCCGAATTTCCCGGGGCTAACCGACATTTCGTGCGACCGTGAGCGCGTCCTAATTGGCGGCGGCTCGTCGGTCGGAATCCTGAGCATGTCGATTGCCTATGTGCTGGGATTCCGCGACATTCGGTTGTTCGGGTTTGACAGCAGCTACGAAGGCGATTGCGGGCATGCTTACGAGCAGCACCAGAACGACAACGACGAGCCCGAGCTATACACGGTCGGAAATCAGACTTTCGCGGCGGCACCTTGGATGGCGCGCCAGGCGGTTGAGTTTCAATCGGCGTCAACCCAACTTGCCGACCTAGGCGCGTCAATCAGCGTTTTGGGGCGCGGCCTATTGCCTGCTGTAGCGGCAATGATGGCACGCGCGGCAACTAATTACCCGGAGACAACAAATGCCTCTCGATAGCGATACGTCAGCCGCTGACACTCACCTCAGCGTGGAGTTCTACCACCACAAATTTGAGCCACATGTCGGCGAACCCTTTGTCCGCATTGCGGTTCCCGGCAACGATCTGACGGTGATCGACACTCCGGCGCGCGATTATCATATGCTGCGTTTTCCGCTGCATTGGCTAAATTTCCAACGCCAAACAAGCCCTGACGCGGCGGTTGGCAACAGTCTCAAAAATTGGAGCGCGGCGCAACCCGAGGCGCTGACGGAGCATATGCTGGGCGAATTGCAGATTCTGCACTTCGCCACCGTCGAACAGGTTGCGGGCGCGAGTGACGCCCAGCTCCAGCGCGTCGGCATGGGTGGGCCGGGATTGCGCGAACGAGCGCGAGCGTTCCTGGCGCGGCAAAATATGTCTGAAACCGCTCTTGAGCTGGAGAAAACCCGGGCGGAATTGGCGGAGTTGCGGGCGATGATTACCAGCATGACGCCACGGGTGGGCAGGCCGCGCGCGACGGAGGGCTAACCCATGTCGAGCACGATGCTGCAACTGATCGGGCAGGCGACAGGGGAGCTAGGTATCCCGACGCCTGCAACCGTGATCGGCAATCCTGTGGCCGATGTGACGCAGCTCCTGGCGTTGATGAATGCGTGCGGATACGAATTGATCCGGGCCGCGGAATGGCGTGCGATGGCGTCGCAACACTTGTTTTCGACCGAATATCTGACCACCACGGGCACATGGACCACGGCGGCGCGCACGATCAGCGGCATTCCGACAACGGCGGCTCTTGACACGACCTGGCAGGCGGTTGGCGCCGGTATCGGCCAGAACGCCATGATCGTGTCGGTGGACAACGCGAATCAGGTTACGCTCAACCAGGACATCACGGCGGCCGGTGTCGCTGCGACCGTCTATTTCCAAAAAATGCAATACGACCTGCCAAGTGATTATGCGTCGCTCACACCACGCACGCAGTGGGACAAGTCGAAGCACTGGGAAATGCTTGGGCCGGAAACCCCGCAGCAGTGGGAGTGGCTGATGTCGGGCTTTATCAGCACGGGGCCGCGCTTGCGTTGGCGTTTGTATCAATCCTATTTCCAAATCTGGCCGGGTTTTTCCAATGCCGAGCAATTAGGATACGAATATCGCAGCCTAGCTTGGGTCCGGTCGTCTACCGACGCTCTCAAAAATAGCTTTACGCTTGATAGCGATACCTGCATTTTTCCTGATCGACTGATGGTGTTGGCCACCAAGCTGAAGTATTTTGAAGCGAAGGGGTTTGACACAACGGCTATGTATCGCAATTACAGTCGCGAGCTGGACATTGTGATAGCGCAAGACGCCAGCGCGGCTAACCTATCGTTTGCGCCTTCCCCTGGGTCAACCCTGATTACCTACGACAACATTCCTGACAGCGGCTATGGTTCGGCGTAGGGCATCCGCGCTAGTCCAGAACCGCACGGCCAAAGCGGTTAGTTTGTCGGCGCCGGTCGGCGGCTGGAATGCGCGCGACAGCTTGGCGGACATGGCGGCAAACGACGCCGTGGCGCTTGTTAATTTCTTCCCTGACGTGGGGAGCGTTAACCTTCGCGGCGGCTACACTGACCATGTGACCGGCATTGCGGGCACGGTTGAAACGCTTATGGCATATACCAGCGGCACGGCCAGCAAGCTGTTTGCCGTTGCAAATACGCCGTCCTCGGTCTTTGACGTTACCTCGGCCGGCGTTGTCGGGGCTGCGGTTGTCACCGGCCTGAGCAACGGGCGTTGGGAATACACTAACGTCACCACGGCTGGCGGCAGCTATATCTACGCGGTCAACGGCGTTGACGCGCCACTGCTCTACAACGGCGCCACTTGGGCGTCAGTTACGGGTTTAACGCCGATTGCCATTACCGGCGTTACGACAAGAACCCTTTCCAATGTCGCGTTGTTCAAAAGCCGCGTCTGGTTTGTTCAAAGGCAGTCGCTCAAAGCGTGGTATCTGCCGACATCGGCAGTCGGCGGCGTTGCCAATGTGCTCGATCTGAGCGCGATTGCGCGCCAGGGCGGCTATCTGGTGGCGATCGCAGCATGGACCATCGACGCAGGGTATGGCGTTGATGACAATCTGGTATTTATCACCAGCGAAGGCGAGGTGATTGTCTACCGGGGCACGGACCCGGCCAGTTCGGCAACCTGGGCGCTTGCCGGTGTTTGGGCGCTCGGAACCCCTATCGGCACGCGGTGCCTGATGAAATACGGCGGCGATTTGCTTATTCTAACTCTAAACGGGTTGGTGCCTTTGGCATCTGTATTGCAGAGTTCGCGCCTTGATCCTCGGGTAGTGGTGACGGACAAGATCAGCGGCGCTTTTGCTGCGGCGGCAAGCACGTATGGGGCGTCTTTTGGTTGGGAAATGCTGTTTTCCGCGCAAAACTCCGCATTGATCGTCAACGTCCCGATCAGCGTTACCGCGCAAGAGCAATTTGTGATGAACACAGATACCCAATCATGGGCGCGGTTTACCGGCTGGGCAGCAAGTTGCTGGGAGAATCTAAACGATCTGCCTTATTTTGGCACTGCCGGAAAAGTGGTAAAAGCCTGGACATTGACCTATCAGGACGGCAGCGACAATATCAATACGCAAGTATTGCAGGCGTTTAATTACTTCGGGTCTCGCGGATCAATTAAATACTACACGCGCGCTCGGTTAAACGTGTTGACTAATGGCACGCCAAACGTAAACGCAACGATCAATGTTGATTTTGATATTGCGCCTCCAACTGTGCCCATAGCGGTGAGCGTTCCGGCATCTGCTCCGTTGTGGGGCGTTGGCATTTGGGGATTGTCGTTGTGGGGTCAGAGTTTGTGTATTTCCAATAATTGGCAAGGGGTAAACGGCATCGGGTATTGCGCCAGCATGGCGGTTTCCAGTTCCACGCGCGGCATTAACGTCCAATGGACATCGACCGACATTGTGTATCAAAGCGGATGGTCGGGAATATAATCACCGGACACGATGTTGGGCGCTGGGTGTATGCCCGCATTGGCGGGATCTACCACCCGGAGGCGTCGGCGAGTATCGGCCTTGAGCGGCACGGAGAAATCGTGGCTGGCGTTGTGTTCTACAACTGGAACGGGGTGTCGGCCATGGCGAGCATTGCGGCGGCGTCCCCATTAAGTCGGGACTTTTTGAAGGCGATTTTCCGATATCCGTTTGTGGTTGGTGGATTGTCTCAAATTGTTGTAACCATCGCGGGCGAAAACCCGAAAAGCCTACGCCTAGCAACGCGGATGGGTTTTCTTGAACAGGCGCGGTTGCCGGACGCGCATATCAACGGGGATTTGGTTTTTATGGTGTTGCGCCGCGAAAATTGCAGATTTCTAGGAGCGCGATATGGGT